CCTTCGCAGACAAGCTCCACTGTTTCGTAGTCCGCAAGGCCCTTTGATTGTTTGGGCTCATAGGTGCGAAGAACGTTGTATCTCTTGCCCTCAAACACCACCTCTTTCTCGCCCTCGTAGTCCCAGCGATTGACGACAAAGACTATTTCGGGCCTGAGACCATGGGCTGCTGCCTGGTAGTGTTCATACCTCCCAACAGAGACAACGCCACACAGCACCGGTTTCTCAGTGCGGATGGTGACGGGATCGCCCAGCTCGTTCTCTCCTTCTTCTGTTTGGATGAGGATAAGCTCGTAATCAAACGTCACTTGCACCACCTCCGGCGTGGATCATCATGTTGTGCAGCCGGAATTGCAGGTGCCTCGGCATAGCCTCCATGGTGTCCCGGTTCTGGTATCGCCAGGTGGCAAGGTCAACCACAAACATAAGGTGGTGGGGGTTATCCATGTCAAGTGATAACCCCTGCACCTTTTCTAACTCGCTGACCACACCATCTAAAATGGCGGTCAGGTACGTGTCCCTAACCGCCGATGTTATGCCTAGTCTTGCTTTGACCAGTTCAAACGCAACAGTTCCGACCGCCATGTTATCACCTCAATCAAGCTTGCTTTGTTGCAAGTGCACCAGAACCAACGCGAACCACATTGTTATCCTTGTCAAGCTCAACGACAGTAATGACCTTACCATTAACGGCGGCGGTCAAAGTCACTGTATCGCCAGACTCAAAATCAACAGGTAACTTGGTAAAGCCCACTGCTTTCTTGCCGTAGCTCACAATAGTGTGGGTATCTGCAACTTTGTAGGCTAGCTGACCGCCCTCATCGCCGGCTACTGTTAACACAGTATCGCCCTCTGTTTCGGTCCCCGCGACAGTGCTAACCGTTAGGAGTTCAAGGCCCGGCTCGTCGCTCCAGGTCACGTAATAGCCAGCGTTGCTATCAACTTTTACAACATCAAACCGCACAAAACTTGCGAGCAATTCGCCGTAGATATCGTGGTTGATCCACTTGGCAGACGCGGCTTTGCGATCAAACAAACTCACAAATTCCCTTGCATCACCGACAAACGCTTTAAGATCGTTGGCGTTGGTTCCGATCATGGTGTCGTCAAGGACAACAACTTCCCTGCCTGCAAAAGATTTGCCCGAAGCAGATGTGATAGAGTCTTGTAGCAAATATCGACCATTGCCATCTTTGAGTGTGTCAAGCACTTGGTAAAATGATGCGCTTACATATAGTTTCACATCATAAGCGCGCTTTAGGTCGACGTTCAATACACGCTTGAGATCGTCCAGGCTGTTAACTGTCTTGGGAGTCGCCGTCTTTAGAATAGTTGCGATAGCTGCGTTTTTGGTGTTGAGTTCCTGGTCCCTGATTTCTTCTGCAATAAGTCCTATAATATCGTAGTCAGCATCTTCGATGGCCTCAACAGACACAGGGATGTAACCCCTATAAGTGTCAATGTCATACGACACATCTGTAATGTTAGGCTTAGCCAATGCCGGGTTCTGCTCCAGCTCGTTGACTGTAACCATTGCACTACCAGACTTAGTAGTCACGGGGATCTTGCCGGCACCCCTATTGACTTTGCGAACCTTAACGTACTGACTGAGATCGACAACATCGCGCTTAAACTCCTCGGCTTGGAGAATTTCCTCCGGGATTAAAACACCGCCATCTACAACCTTAAACCCAACACCCGCTGGTGATGTGTCGGGATCACCTTCTCTTAACACTTTTCCTTTTGTACGCACGTACATGGAGATTTTTTCTCTTAAAGCTTCCTTGTTCATTTTATCAGCTCCTTTGTTTCTCTCGTCATTTGTGGGTTCCTTAGACTTGAGTTCATCTAGCTCGCTTTCGAGCTCGGCAATGTCACTTTCCAACTTGCTTTTTTTCTCAGCGATTGCGGCCTTTTCTTCCTCGATTTCAGTTACACTTTCCTCGATGGCGTCAACCTCTTCCTCGGTTTCTGCCTGTTCGACAGCCTCCGCCAGTTCCGCCTCGCGGGTGGCGAGTTTTCGCTCGTCTTCCAAAAGTGCGTTCAGACTATCGCGCAAGCCCTTAATCTTCTTACTCAACATCAATTGTTTAAGCATTTTTCAACCTCTCTTTCAATTTACTCTTACGGGCGTCGAGCATCCGCCTTTGGTGTTCTTCAACCTCCGCCTTACGGGCCTGGATGCCCGTTTGTTCATAGGCCGGGAACGTACAAGGGGATACCTCCCAAAGTTTTACTTTGTTTACCGTCCACTTGACAGTTCCGTCCTCACGCCATTCGGTAGTTTCGTCCAGTACATTAAAACCAAAACTGCACTGGTCAACGTCACCCCTTGAAACGCGCTCATAAAGGTTCATGGCGTCTGTATCGTTTGGGTTAATCTTGATGCGCCCCCACAAGCCGTAGGTGTCCGCTTTCAGCTCAAGCGTTCCAGCTTTGGTTCTGCCTAACACCAAAGTTGTGTCATGGTTAATCAAGGCCCTGACATCATCACTTAAAGTCTCATCAAAGGCGGTGGGCGCAATGACTTCGATGGCCCCTGGCCATAGCTCTGTTTCTTGATTAAACACAACAAAATAGCCCTCGATGTACTTTTCGGGGCTATCCTCTACCGCTCTGGTTTTTAACTCCGTTTGTAGGCTCCTTATTTGCTTGTTGCCCCTCAATCCTCGTCACCACCTTTTAGCTTACCTTGTTTTCCTATGTCCTCTAGCTTGATAAAGTTCTCAAGCAAGACAAGTTCAGATAAACCTTCCTTCGGCGATAGCCCGATCCAATCCCTTACTTCGTTCCCAGTCATAACGCCGCGTACATACATGCCTGAGCCAACGTCTGCCAGCTCTTTAAGGTCGTAGGCATATAAGCTACGTGGGTTAAACTTGAAATAGAGATCAGGACTGTAAAGCAATTTCCGCGTAAGTTCTTGTTCCATGCCCTTTGCGATAGGCAAAATCGTCGTGTTAATGAAGTTGTTGTATTCGTTTTTGTCATACTTTCCAACACCAAGAAAAAACGCCGGTACGCCAAAGATGCCCGCCACAGTCCTCTTGTCAATTTCAACTGCCTCGTTAATCGCCAGGTCTTGTAAGGTCAAAGGTTTCACTTGGTCAATTTCCAAAAGCTCTGCGGGTATAATCCAGGGCCGTCCGGCCTCGGCAGATTCTAGGTACTTTTGGTAAACGCCTTCGCGCCCCTCATCACTTGCAAGCTCTGCGGTCAAGGAATCAACTTTAACAATCAAGCTGGGCATATATTTGCCACTCATGAAACTCCTTTTCGTGGCTGTGGCCTGTTTCAAATTGCGGGTGATGTCCCGCAAAGCAACCCTGTACCCCGTGCCTTTGTATGGTTCATTGGGGTCGGGGTTAATCACAAAGTGCAACACCTCGTCATGGCTATAGGTTTTTTTGCCGTATTTGACTTCATAGCCCGTTCCAGTCGCCTCGATTCCCACTTGCGATGGCGCCAAGGGGATTAACTCCTCGATCAAACCGTCGTTTGTTTTGGGATACACTACGCTGTTCCCATCACCGTCCAAGAGCATGGTATAAACGATGTGGTAAACCCAAGTTTTTCTCGTCATTAGTGAGTAAGGGTTAATATCAATTTTCCTTGACAATTCGTTCCGCACCCGAATGTCACCATCTTCGGTGTTTTTCATAAGGTGGATTGTCATGGAGGAGATCAGATCGGCAATTTTGTGAGCAGCCATCTTAACGTCAGGGTTATCACTTAGCCTGCGGTAGCCTGGCACACTCAAATCATCCAGTAGCTCCCCGTGGGTTAATAGCCATCTGATTGCCTGCTCTTTTGGCGTAGACGGGTCAGCCCTCGTCCTGCCTATGTTTCTAACTCGTTCAAGTAGTTTCAACTACTCACCACCTCCCTTGAGCCACCTTTTGGCCGTTCCTGCCTTGCTCAAGTTTTTCAGCATCTGCATGCAAGCAAAAACAGAGGCATCGAACAGGTCGATCCTCTGCGTGGGTAATACCTTTTCATACTTGACTGCATCATCCACCTGTTCT